ACAAAAGTAGTTAAAGGTGGAACATACATATATACACTCATTCAACCTATATTAAAAGCTTTTAGTAATCCATCAAAATATGCTCATTGTGAAGGTTTTATGTGAAGATTAAACTAATTTTTTCATAATTCTACTCCTGGATAAATAATTCAATATTAAATCCAGGAGTAGAATTATGAAAGTATTATCAAATCTTGAATTTAAAAATAGCACATATATTCTTAATAAATTTACTGATTTTCCAGAAAATCCGGTTGAAGGCACAGTTATATTCAAAGAAAATCGGTTTATATATCTATTCAACTAATATTACATCTGGAAATCTTGAATGATTAAACATATTAGATTTTACCAGAATAAACCCCTCTTATAAATTTGAGCAAATTTCTGAAAATATTGAATGAGTAATCAATCATAATCTAAATACACAAGATTTATTTGTCATTGTTTATGACTCGGATGGGAATAAACAAATTGAATCTGAAATTCAATTTCAATCTGATAATGAAATAAAACTTATCTTTTCAGAAGCTATATCAGGTAAAGCTTTATTATTCGGAGCATCAGTCGTTTCAAGCCCATCTAATATATACACCAAGGAAGAGATTGATGAATTGTTAAAGAATATTGATACTTCCGGAGGTAACTCTAATATAATATAATCTACATTAGGAGGATTGCCACCATTAGTGCCTTTAAGGGATTTTAATCATTCTTCTTCCGTACCTTCGAAACCTCCATCTTTAGCAATATCAAATGCAGATTTACCATTTTCTCCTGCTATTTTATCACTCCAATTCAAACCGGATTCGGTACTGGAATCCTTAATTAAAACTTGTCCATCTGTTCCATTCTCAGGTAATACCTAAACTTAAAACTACCACAATCCCATATTCTTACATATCCATTCATAACCATATTCTCGTACTCAGTCTTACTCTCATCAAATATCTCTAAAATCTCACTTAACTTATGCTTCTGATACATCATTCTATTTTCAAGAACTCTATCAGTATTCTTGTCATTTACATACCAATAATTAGGCTTAGTCTCTCCAACCAACGTCCACTCCCTATACCCATGTCCATCAAAATACCTTCTATCTACATAACTAATCAGATTCTCAGGCTTATACTTATCAACAAAATATTTAACCAACTTATCAAATCCACCTACAACCTGAGTATTAATTAATGAACATGAACGAATCAACTCAATCTCATCCTTCTTAAACCTACTCTGACCAAAACTACAAACATGAACTAATTCATCATTATAATACAATCCATACCTATATTTAGCTACAGAATATCCCTGAATATGATTCAATTCCATAAAATATTCATAATCTAATTCAGAAACTTCTCTAATTTCACATTGTCTAGCATATATCTTTCTATCATACCTTCCTAACTTGGACAATATGATAGATTTAACAATTTCTGATTGATTATGCCATTCATTCTCAAATATATGAATTAATTGAATACCCTTCTCAGCACATTTAATAGTTTTATCTAAATGATATTTTGAATCCTTAAACAACTCAGAATGCCAATACAATCCATCAAATTCAATGCCTAATTTATACTCAGGAAGATATAGATCAATCTCTAATGGATATATTTGTTTTCTATCAGATTGAATGACTTCTATATTTATTGATTTTAACCATTTATATATGTCATATTCTTTATATGATTTAGATTTTTGACATTCACATGTAACATGTTGGATATTACTTCCAGTAGATTCAAATTCTTTATTACATATTAGACATTTATATAGATATGAGTCATTATTGATATATTCATCTTTAGAAGATAAGAGTTCCAATTGTTTGTATTTAAGTTGTTGCTTAAATAGATCATATCTGGCTTTTTTAAGTTTAATATATCCCTTTTTCTTAAATTCCTCTACTTTAAATGGTGAAGATTCACCATATCTATCTAAACATGTTTTCTTAACATTATTTTTACACTGATCAGATTTAGATGTCCAGTCAACACCATATCTATCTAAACATGTTTCTCGTATTTTTTTCTGTACTTCAGGATTTTGAGAAACATATTCATATCCGTGTTTTTCTAAATAATTTTGTCTTCCTTTTTCTCTAAACTCATCTACTGCTAATGTTGAAGTTTTACCATATCTTTCCATACATGTTTGCTTATATTTCTTTTTATATGAATCAGATTTGGATATCCAATCAACACCATATTTTTCTCTAATAGATTGCTTATATTTCTCTTTCATTTCTGGAATTTTCATACAATTATCAGCACCATACTCCCTAAGCAATCTCTGTCTTCCCTTTTCTCTAAATACTTCATTATTTAATGGGGATGTTGTTCCATATCTGTCTAAATTAGTTTGTTTTATCTTTTTAACTGTGTATTCTTTAAGACATTTTTCAGAAGAACATGTATCTTTATATCCAGCTTTAACATCTTTAAACTTTCTTTTATGTTCTCCACAATTTTTACACATTAAATCTTCAGTTATATCATTTAATACACAATAAATCTTTTCATCAGCAGTTTCGCCATATAACTTTTTGAATTTTTCATACTCTTCTGGATGAAGTTTTTCAAATTTACGCAAAACTACTCTATTAACACATCCAGTATCTTTTAATAAATTTTTCAAAATCCACTCTTTCATAAAAATCTCCACAAATTAATAATATTAAAATCACAGACATAACATCTGTGATTTATTAAAATATAGGAAAGAGTTTTTGTTAACTAATATCCAGAATTATCTGAAGGAGTTAATCCTAATTCTATATCTTTCTTTAACCCTTCTGCATTTTCTCTAATTTCATCATCTGTCATATTCAAAAATTTCTTCATTCTTCAATATTTAGAAAACTCTTCATGATTTGTCTTATCATAATTTTCTCATCTCTGATTCAACTCATACTGCTGCATCTGTTGAATATAATTGTTCGGAGGCTGCATTGTCAAATTTAACTTAGCTTTCGTTATACCATATTCAGCAGCTAATCCTATAAAATCTAAATGTAATATAAACATATCTAACAAAACATCACAAAACTTATCCTGTGTTTTCTTAAGAAATCTTCCTCACTTCGTCTCATCCCTAGCAATATCTCCAGAACTCTGCTGGAATAACACATTTCCACTCTGCTTCTCATTTGATGATTCAATCCTTGACAACGGATACTTGAGAGCACGATATAATTTGCGCTGAAAATAGTGTATATCCTCTAACTCGGCGAATCCTGAAGGGTTACCACCAATTGTTTCGATGCTTGAACCTCGCCCGGTCCGATGAGGTCGGAATGAAGAAATTTTCGAGCATGCTTAGGACATCTGGGGTGTTTGTCATTTTGCCTGTTGAAGGGTCGTATGAGATTTTCTTTTGGAGTTTTCGTTTCATTTCTTCAGTGAATTTTAGGGCTTTTGATATTGGCATGTTACCTGTATCGATTTTGAAAACCAGGCGTTCTGGAGCTCTTATGAGTCTATAGATGATGACTGAGGTTTCTAAAAGTTTTAGTTGGTTGTATGGTTGTCTTGCTTTTTCAAGGTATCCTATGATATCTTTTTTTCCACCCATTCCGTATTGACCATAGTCTATGTAGCCGATTTGTTTAGGGTAGAAAGTGATTAAGTCTTGTTTTTTTTCAGCGTCTTCTATTGATTTTGGTAGTTTTCCTTGAGCTTTTAGGTATTGGACGAAGAAGTTGAATTTACCTGATATTGGATTTCATGAGAAGTCCATTGTTTCTGTTGGCAGTTTTTTTATATTTGTGATGCCTTTTTTTGGTCTTGTTTCATCTACAATTATTTCAAAGAATACTTTTCCGGTCTACATAATATGTATAGATTAGTTCATCTAATTTTTTAGGAATATCAATTCTTTTATAGAAGAGGTTATCGAATTCATTATATATGTTTTTGACTACATTTTCGTTAGCTTCTAGTTCTGAGTCTACAATATGTAGTTTTATTATATCACCGTTTACATCTTTTTGTGTGCTTTCGTATACGATATCTTCTAGTACTTCTGCGACTTCTGGGTATCTGGCTATGTTTCTATATTCATTTAGTTTAGATATTTCATTTTTGAAGCTTGAGTCGAGATATTTTTTATAGAATGAGTTGAAGCCCGCAATTTCATTTGAGCCGAATACACCGGAATCCTGATGCTAGTTGGGCGAAGTCTTCTATGCCTTCTCCGGTATCGTTTTTTTAGATCTGTTTGTGATTTTGGTGCTGAGTCTCTTTTAGCGAAAACTTTGCTCGCTTCATTTAGATTATCATCAGATTTATTAAAAAGATTGCTTAAGAATCCCATATATATTCCTTTTTTATTTTATTTATTTGATTTCTGTTTTTACATATTAGAAAAAGACTCTCTAATTTCAGAGAGTCTTTTATTTTGGATTATGTTTTAATATATTAGTCGAAGTATAGTTCTAGTTGTCTTATATATACTGGATTAGATTCATAAGTATTTACTGTTGCTTCGTCTTTTCTTAGTTGTACTGCGCATTCCATGTTCATTTTTTCTGGAGTCATTGTTGCTGATATTCCTTTTCCTCAGTCATCAGGGTAGTTTCATTCAAACTTATGTTCTACTGTTGCTGATGAAGATGATGAAGAAATAGCACCATTATTCATATAAACACTTTTACCATTTATTGTTTCTAATAATCATGAGCTACCAGTGCTTGCTTTTGTTGCTCCTATGTTGTAGTAGTCAAATAAACTATCATAGTTGTACATATTATCTATAAAGCCTTTTAGATATATTGAATAATTTGCTTTTATTTTTGCTGTATATTTTATTCAGAATTTTATTTTTGTAGGGAGTCTTGTTAGAGAAACAGCTGTTACAATATTTGGAAAACCACCACTCATAGTTGTTGATTTATGATATGGACATA